TACCTTATAAGCCAAGGGCGTTACAGGCAGAGATGCACCAGAGCGTAAAGCGTTGGAACGTACTGGTGATGCACAGACGCTTTGGCAAGACAGTATGGGCTGTTAATCATCTTATTAAGCACGCTCTTACTTGTGATCTTCCCAGACCAAGGGTTGCGTTTGTAGCCCCTACCTTTACTCAGGCAAAGCGGATTGCTTGGGATTACGTCAAATACTATGCCGGTGTTATTCCAGGGGTTACGTTCAACGAAACAGAGTTGAGGGTAGACTTCCCTAACGGCTCACGTTTAATGCTTTTGTCTGCTGAAAATCCAGATAGCTTGCGTGGTATCTACCTTGACCTATGCGTGTTCGATGAATTTGGTATGCAGAACCCAAGGGTATGGGGGGAAGTTGTTAGACCAGCCCTATCCGATAGAGAGGGTGCGGCTGTATTTCTAGGTACACCGGCAGGGCATAATCATTTTTTTGATCTACTGCAAACAGCCAAAGATGAAACAGAGAATGGTTCTGACCAATGGTACTGGAAGATCGCCAAAGCCAGTGAAACCGGCTTAGTTAAAGACACTGAGTTAGAAGCTGCTCAAGCGCAGATGACCCCAGAGCAATATGAACAGGAATATGAATGTTCGTTTACTGCTGCCATCATAGGGGCGTACTACGGCAAACTTCTATCTGATGCTGATGATGATGGAAGGATTGCAAGAGTTCCATATGATCCCGCTTACCCTGTACATACCGCTTGGGATTTGGGAATAAACGATTCAACAGCCATCTGGTTTGCCCAGATATTCAGAAGTGGAGCAATCAATGTTATTGACTACTATGAAAGCAGCGGTGTCGGGCTTGACCACTATGCTGAAATCTTGCGTCAAAAAGATTATCATTGGGGTGATCACCTTGCTCCTCACGATATTGAAGTCCGTGAGTTGGGTAGTGGCAAAAGCCGACTTGAAACTGCGTTCAGTCTTGGCATCCGTTTCAGAGTAATACCAAAGATGAAAGTGGCTGACGGTATCAACGCAGCTAGAATGATGATACCTAAATGCCATTTTGATAAGGACAAATGCACACAAGGCATTGAAATGCTTAGACAATATAGGCAAGAGTGGGATGAAAAAAGAAAGTCTTTCAGAGATCATCCAAGGCATGATTACACTTCTCATGCTGCGGATGCGTTTAGGTATCTGGCTGTTGGGATGGAGAATAGACAAGCTGTTGTTCGTCCACCGCAACAAATCGCGGTTAATGAGTACAATCCGTTTTCGTTATGACGCCTACAAAAGAAGACATAGATGATATTTTGTATCTAATGCAGCGCAGCAGTTACCATGATTGGTACAGTGTGAAAGAGGTAAACGATTATATTAGAACGCCGCTAATGCTTAATCAGTATATAATTTTAAGGGATGAGGGGCGTGTTCCGTTAGTTTTTGCAACTTGGGGGTTTCCTAATAACAAACAAGTTTCAGACTATTTGCAGGATTTAAGGTTCCCACCAAATGCTTATGATGGTGGTGGAGATATACCTTGGATGATTGACCTAATTGCTGAAGGTGGAAAGCGTAATATTGTGCTGGCTTTTCGTAAGGTCAAAAGTGTGTTATCAAGTAAGGGGTATAACAAAGCTTTTTGGTTTCGTACTGAAACAGAAAAACTAGGCTTTCATCGATGGGGTGATAAAGATGGGCAGTGCTAAGAAGATGTTTAAAAAACTTGAACGCGGTTTCAAGAAAAGTGTAGTAAAGCCGATTGGCGAAGTTGTTGAAGAAGTCATTGAAAAGCCAGTAAAGAAAATTGGCAAAGAAACTTTCGATGTTGTCTTCAACACTACAGATGAAGAACGCCGCGCTATGCTTGGCGATACCCCACCACCAGCCCCAGAACCAGAAATCACCCCAGAAGTAACGCCAGAGGTGGTTCCTGATGATGACACTGTAATTGGACGCGGCACACGCCGTACCAAACGTCCAGGTGGTGCTGGCACTATTATGGAAGAATATGGAGCTATTTCCGCAAAGCCAATCGCTAAAGCTGTAGAAAGGGCATAGCCATGTCATTCTTAAAGCCAAAGGTTTATACACCGCCACCACCGACAGCCCCAGAGCCAATTGCAGAACCAGACTACAAACGCGCTGCTGCGCTTTCTGAGGAGGCTGTAGCATCAGAACGCCGTGGGCGTAAGGGCAGAGGCTCTACTGTTATTGCTGGTGTTATGGGTGAACAAGTATCGCCGACAAGCGGCACAGGCACTAAGCCAACTTTATTGGGGTAGATCATGCAAGATGCAAAAGCCATCATATCGCGCTTTGAGAAGCTAGAAGGCGCGAGAGCAAATTGGGATACGCATTATCAGGAATTGGCAGATTATATGCTGCCACGCAAAGCTGATATTGTTCGCAAGCGTAGTCGTGGCGAAAAGCGTATGGAGTTGATTTTTGATGGCACTGCGCTGCAAGCTGTCGATCTACTAGCTTCATCTTTACATGGTATGCTTACAAGCGGTGCTACGCCTTGGTTCCATCTAACGCTAAAGGATGATGATCTGGGGCGTGATGAGGAAGTGCAAGCTTGGCTTGAAGACAGCAGCCAGCGCATGATGCGTGCTATTACCACATCAAACTTTGAAACTGAAATCCATGAGATGTATGTGGATTTGGTTGTGTTTGGTACTGGCTGTATGTTTGCGGAGATGGATAAAGAAAATCTGCGCTTTAGTACACGGCACATTTCAGAGTTCTTTGTAGCAGAAGATCAGTACGGTATTGTTGATACTGTTTTCCGTAAGTACAAACTGCCAGCGCGTCAAGCTGTGCAAAGGTTTGGCATTGAGAATGTAGGCACTTACATCCAAAGAGTGCATGAGAAGAAACCTGATGAGGAAGTAACTCTGCTTCACGCAGTTCTGCCACGCGCAGAGCGTGACACTACAAAACGCGACAACAAGAATATGCCGTTTGCTTCTATGTATATTTGCATGGAAACAAAGATGATCCTTATGGAAAGTGGCTTTCAAGAGTTTCCGTATGTAGTTCCACGCTTCCTCAAGGCAACTGGGGAAGTGATGGGTCGATCACCAGCTATGGTGGCGTTGCCTGACGTTAAGATGCTTAATCTTATGTCCAAGACCATCATACAAGCTGCACAGAAACTAATTGATCCTCCCTTATTAGTTCCTGATGACGGATTTCTTCTCCCTGTCCGTACCCAGCCTGGTGGTCTCAACTTCTTTAGAAGTGGAACAAGGGATACAATTACGCCACTAAACACAGGCGCAAACATTCCTATCGGCTTAAACATGGAAGAACAGCGCAGACAAGCTATTCGTTCAGCTTTCTTTGTAGATCAACTGCTGACAGGCGGTGCGCCTAATATGACAGCTACAGAGGTAGTGCAGCGTCAAGAGGAGCGTATGCGCGTTATTGGGCCAGTATTAGGGCGTTTGATGAATGAGATGCTACGTCCTTTGATTGACCGCACATTTGCTTTGATGTTGCGTGCAGATATGCTTGCACCGCCACCAGAGATTTTGCAGGGTCTTGATGTGGATATTGAATATGTATCACCGCTGGCACGCGCACAGAAGTCTAGCAGTCTTAACAGCACGATGAAGGCTTTGGAAATCCTACTGCCGTTGGCTCAAGCGTTACCTGTTGCGGATCACATCGATGCAGATGGCCTTGTTAATCACATTATGGATAGTCTTGGCGTTCCAAAGAAAGTTGTGAAGTCTCAGTCTGAGGTTGATGCAGCGCGACAAGAACAAGCTGCACAACAGCAAGCAATGATGGAGCGTCAGGAGGCAAGTCAAGATGTTCAAGACGTTGCTCAGATTGCACAGGCATCACGGATGGTATCTAAATGAGTGAGCAGATCACACAATTACGAACTATGTATACAGACGTATTTACAAGCACTGCTGGACAAAAGGTGCTTAGTGATCTTGAGGTGCGTTGTAACTGGCGTGCTTCAAGCTATGTGGCTGGCGATGCCAATGCCACAGCTTTTGAGGAAGGGAAGCGTGCAGTGATACTGCACATCTACAACATGATGAATGAGGAGAAGTAAATGTCAGAACAGGTTGCCGAACAGGTAGCCCAGCCAGAAGCGGCTCCATCTATGCTGGAAACCCCAGCGGAAGTTGCACAAGGCGGGTCTGGTAACGGTTTCATGGAAATGATACCAGAAGAACTAAGGGAGCATCCAAGCCTTGCGCCTATTAAGGATGTGGGCAATCTAGCGCGTTCTTATGTGAATGCACAAAGGTTGATTGGATCAGATAAAGTTCCGTTGCCAGCTAATCCTACAGATGAGGATTTAGACAACATTTATTCAAAGCTTGGCAGACCAGAAGAAGCGTCAGGCTATGAGATTGCTACTGATGGGAACATCATCACAGAAGAAGTCGCCTCTGCTTATGCAGATGTGGCTCATAAACTACGCCTAACACCAGAGCAAGCTAATGGTATCCTTGAGTATTACAAGGGCAGCATTGGTCAAACTGAAGAACAAATGCAGCAATTTGCAGAGCAGCAAGCTGAAGAAACCACTGCTGAACTGCGGCGCGAGTGGGGAAGGGCATTTGAAGATAAAGTTGCTTTGGCTAAAGATGTGGTAGATCAGTTTGCTGGGAATGAAATCCTGCAAATGCGCCTTGAAGATGGCACAATGATTGGCAATCATCCCGCCTTTATCAAAGCTTTTGCTGCAATCGGTGACTTTAAGTCTACAGTGACCAGCGAAGACACGATTAGTGATGGCGCAGTTAATCGTCAGTTTACGCCAGTACAGGCGCAAGCAGAGGTTGATGCTATTATGAATGATAAAAGTCATGCGTACTGGGATAGAAAAAACCCTGTAGCGCGTGATCGTGCGGTGCAGCGTATGCAAGAATTAATGGCGATGATACATGAGTGATAACGAAAGTTCATTATCCCCATTGGAAATTAGGCTAGAATGCCTTAGAATGGCAGTCGAGTTTGGTACTCAACGTGATGTTTTGAACCCAGTAGAACTGGCAGATAAGTATTACGCTTGGGTAGTAAAAGAGGGTAGCGGAGCAATCCGTCCTCAAGACCATCGGAAAGACGATAGCCATAGGTCGGCTCAAAAGACTAGGAGTGTCCGAACAGTCGGGTAGCACGCTGCAAAGTTCAAATGTAACCTGTAGAAAAGAAGGAGTGACGATATGTCAACTCAAACAACTACAGCATTTGTGCAACAGTATTCTGCTAACGTGCAGATGCTTTCACAGCAGATGGGTTCTCGTCTGCGTGATGCAGTGCGTGTTGAGAATGTTGTCGGCAAAAATGCTTTTTTTGACCAAGTGGGTGCAGCTACAGCGCAATTGCGTACTACACGCCACGCCGATACCCCGCAAATCGATACACCACACGCTCGTCGCCGTGTGTCTCTTGCGGATTATGAGTACGCTGACCTGATCGATGATCAAGACAAGGTTCGTATGCTGATTGACCCTACCAGTGCTTATGCAATGGCAGCGGCAGCAGCTATGGGTCGTGCAATGGATGATGTTATTATCTCTGCTGCAACAGGAACATCTTTCACAGGTGAAACTGGCTCAACATCAACAGCCTTGCCAGCCGGTCAGAAGATTGCTTCTGGTAGCGCAGACATGACTGTTGCAAAGTTGCGTGAAGCTAAGAAAATCCTTGATCTTTCTGACGTTGATCCATCAATCCCGCGTTACATTGCGGTAGGGCCAAACCAGATTGAGGCATTGCTTGGTGACACAAACGTAACCTCAAGCGACTTCAATACTGTCAAGGCACTTGTTCAAGGTGATGTAACTCAGTTCATGGGTTTCAACTTCATTATGACAAATCGTCTTGCGATCTCTGGCAGCACTCGCTCATGCTTTGCATGGTGTGAAGATGGCCTAGCGATTGGTGTTGGCAAGGATGTTAATGCAAGAATTGATGAGCGTGCTGACAAAGGCTACGCAACTCAGGTCTACTACTGCATGAGCATTGGTGCTACACGCATGGAAGAAAACAAAGTCGTTCAAATCGATTGTGATGAATAGGAGATTGAAGAATGGCTACTGTATATTCCGTACAAAAGACTAACTGGAACCAAACAGTTCCAGCGGTCAACAACAAGACCAATGAAATGGGTGGTCGTGTTCGTATCGCTCATGGCGTTTATGAGGCATCTTCCCTCGCATCAGGTGACGTTATTGAGATGTTTAACATCCCAAATGGCGCACGCTTGATCGAAGGTTCGCTGGCTCACGATGCTCTTGGTGGCTCAACAACTTTGTCTGTAGGTTATGCCGCACACACTGACAGCAGCGGTTCAGCCGTTTCTGCTGGTGCAGCAGCATACAAAGCAGCAGCAGCTTCAACAGGCGCACAGAAGGTAGACATCCTTGCTACCCTTGCTCTTGGTTCTGGCACTGTTGTAGATGCAGACAAAGATGGCTTGCCAGTTTCCGTCACAATGGGCGGTGCTGCTGGTACAGGCACTATTGAAGTCACAATCAAGTGGGTTCTTGACTGATTTGGTTGGGGCGGCTTTTGTCGCCCCTTCCTTCCTATTAGGAGTGGGTCATGCCATCTGTTGTTGATATTTGTAACGAAGCTATGGACTTGCTGGGTGCAGCAACCATTACCTCACTAACTGAAAATTCAAAAGAAGCGCGACTTTGTAACCGCAAGTTTGATACTGTGCGGGATTCAGTATTACGCGCACATCCTTGGAATGTGGCTATCTCTAGGGCAGCATTGGCTGCTAACAGTACAGCCCCAGCATTTGGGTTTACCTACCAGTTTCCATTGCCCACTGATCCTTATTGCTTGCGGGTTTTGTCTTTCTGGAACTCAAACGTAAATAATGAACTTGCTGCTTATGACAGCAACATTATGTTTAAAATTGAAGGACGCAGTATTCTTAGCAATGAGAATGATTGCCGGATTGTTTACATATCCCGCGTCACAGATACAGAGCAGTTCGATCCTTTGCTTTCAACCACCATAGCGCACCGTCTTGCTGCTGACACAGCCTATGCAATCACCGGCAGCAACAGTGTTTCCCAGCAAATGTTTGCTCTTTATGAAAGCCGATTAAAGGAAGCAAAGGGTGTGGATTCTATGGAAGGCTACCCAGAGCAGCCAGTAGCGGATTACTTTATCGACATCAGGTATTAAAACATGGCGCGTGTATCCAGCATTATTACTAACTTCCGCGCTGGTGCTATATCGCCGCGTCTTGAAGGCCGTATTGATTTAGAAAAATACAGTCAAGCTGCCAAGACATTGCAGAATATGATTGTGTTCCCGCAAGGCGGTGTGACTAGACGGCCTGGAACATACTACGCCACCACATCAAAAGATGGCGGCAAGGTAAAGCTAATCGACTTTGAATTTAGTGATGAGCAAGCTTACATCCTTGAGTTTGGTGCTAATTACATCCGCATAATTAAAGATGGTGGATTAGTAACTGAGACAACCAAATCTATTACTGCTGTGACACAGGCAAACCCTGCCGTTGTAACCTCTGCATCACATGGATATTCAAATGGTGATAGAGTATTCGTGACCGGCATCGTGGGAATGACACAGCTAAACAACCGTGAGTTTACTGTAGCTGGCGCGACAACTAATACGTTTGAGTTATCTGGTATAGATAGTTCAGCTTACACAGCTTACACAAGCGGCGGCACTGTAGGCAAAATCGTTGAAGTAGCTACCAGTTATTCTGTAACTGAGGTTTTTGAAATCAACCATACACAATCTGCTGACATACTTTACCTTGTTCATAAAAACCATCCGCCAGCAAAGTTGGTGAGAACATCTGCTCATGCTGGATGGACGTTATCAGATATAGATATTATTGATGGCCCATATCTTGATGAAAATATAACCTCTACCACTTTGTATGCTTCCGCTGACACAGGAAGCGTTACTTTAACAGCATCAGCTAGTTTGTTTACAAGTTTAGATGTGGGTAGATTGGTTAGGTTCCGTGAAGTATTAGAAATACACCATGACGAATGGGCGGCATCTACAAGTTACGCAAACGGTGTAACTGTGCGTTATAATGGTCATGTCTATGAGCAAGTGACCGGCAGCACCCAAACATCAGGTCTTACACCGCCAGTTCATTTGGAAGGCGATGAAACCTATGGTGCTATAACTTGGCGATATAAGCATGATGGAACTGGTTATCTAAAAATAACAGCGTTTACTAACGCGACTACAGTAACAGCCTTAGTGAAGAACTCTACAGGCGTTTTGCCAGATCATGTGGTTGGATCAGGCAATGCCACAGACAAGTGGTCTTTAGGGGCGTTTGGCGGCGATCAGGGCTATCCTAGAGCCATTGGCTTCTATGAGGAGCGTTTATACCTAGCTGGCACTACAGGCCAGCCACAGACGATATTTGGCAGCGTATCGGCTGACTTTGAAAACCATGCACCTGGAACATTAGATGACAGCGCAGTTAACTTTACTATTGCGTCTGACAAAGTGAACGTGATTAAGCATATTCTTCCAGCGCGGTTCTTACAGTTGCTTACAACCAGTGCTGAATTTACATTGTCAGGCGGGTCTGGAACCACGCCAGTATCGCCAACAAATGTTAACGTGTTGCGTGAAACCACATTTGGCACATCAGATGTTCGGCCTCTACGCGCTGGAAACAGCACGATCCTTATTCAGAAAGGCCAAGAAAAAGTAAAGGAAATAACTTTTGACTTGGACACTGATGGATTGCTGGGCATTGATCTTAGCATTTTAGCTGATCATATCCCTCGCGGTGGTTTAACTGACATGGTTTGGCAGCAAGAGCCAGAACTTATTTTATGGTTCGTACATTCAGACGGACGTTTGATTGGCCTGACATATGACCGCGCTAACGGTGCTATTGGCTGGCATGAGCATCCTTTAGGCGGTGATGCTGTTGTAGAAAGTGTAGCCGCTATCCCAAGTGGGTCAGAAGACCAGATTTATTTGTCTGTTAAACGTACAATTGACGGCAGCACAGTGCGTCATATCTGCTACATGACACCTATATATTTCAATGATAATATACTGGATGCCTTTTTTGTAGACAGCGGCCTGACATATGACGGCAGCGCAACATCTACAATTAGCGGCTTGAACCATTTAGAGGGTGAAACAGTATCAATCCTAGCTGATGGCTCTACACACGCGGATAAGGTAGTCACTGGCGGCACTATAACTTTGGATAGAGATGCGTCTAAAGTACACGTTGGTTATAGCTACACATCATATATTGAAACACTGCGCTTAGAAGCCGGTGCTGATGATGGTGTTGCTCAAGGGAAAATCAAGCGTATTCACGGCGTAACGGCTAGGTTCTTGAACTCAGTAGGCGCAGAGATTGGCCCATCAGTTAACAGTCTGGATAGAGTTCCGTTCCGCGATAGCAGCATGGCAATGAACCAAGCTGTTCCAATGTTTACTGGCGATAAGGAAGTGTCATTCCCATCAGGATATGACAACGATGCCAAAATTGTGATACAACAGACACAGCCACTTCCAATGACGGTACTGGCTATTATGAGAAGGTCAAATACTTTTGATGCTTAAAATTGTGCCATTTAAAAAGGAACATATTGAGCAAATTGAAACCCGCTATCATTTTCCAGATGCGGCAAAGGTAGCATTTACAAGTGATGATTCTATGGTGGCTTATACAGGTATGATGGGTGAAAAGATATTTGCTCTAGGTGGCGTGTATCAGTTATGGCAGGGCGTTGCTGAAGCGTTCTTTATTATGTCATCACACGCATACGACAAGCCTTTGACTGCGGCTAAGTATTCACGCGCTATGCTTGACCACATCCAAGAACAAAACAATTATAATAGGTTGCAAGCTAGTGTTAGTTGCAACGATGAAGAAGCTGTAAGATTTATTGGTTGGCTAGGTTTTGAAAATGAGGGGCTAATGAGAAAGTTTGGGCTGGATGGCACTGACTACTATCGTTACGCAAGGGTGCAGTAATGAGTGCAGAACTAGCAGCAGCGGGAACCGTTGTCGGTGGAGTAATGAGTTTTAAAGGGCAGCAAGCCCAAGCCAAACAAGTTCAACAGATCGCTGAGTACAATGCTAAAGTGGCAGAAAACGAAAAGGTCGCTCTTGCTGAAGTAAAGGCAAGAGAGGAAGTTAGATTACGCGCACAATCAGAGCAGCTTGTCAGCAAACAAAGAACAATGACTGCTGCTTCTGGTGTGCAAATGACAGGAAGCCCAGCGTTGGCCTTGGCTGACACTTTCTTTGCAACAGAATCAGATGCCTTAAATATTCAGCAAGCTAGTAACAGAGAGCAAGCAGCAAAAACACAGGAAGCCGCAATGACGCGATTAGAGGGCAGGGCAAAAGCTTCTGGACTTAAATATCAGTCATACGCCAGCCTTATTAACAGCGGTTCTAAAGCCGCAACTTTGATGGGATAAGACATGCCAAAGATACCCCTATATAATCAAGGTTTAGGTTCTGCCATTGATGTTAAGCCAGTTCAAGGCGTTCGTGCCAATGAAGGGGCATTTACTGCCGCACAAAAGGGCTTCACTGCTCTAGGTGAGACTATCCAAGATGTTTCATTTAAATTTGGGATGATGGAGAAGCAGCAAGAGACTGAGCGTAAAACAAATGAGGAAGCAACGCGATTAAGAGATGCTGCCGATAACTTTAATATGTCCAATCAGGACACAGATACGGAAAGCTTTGTAAATAATTTTAAAAAATTCCAAACAGAGCAAATGACTTCTGTAGAAAAAAACATAGCTAATTTAACTAGGACGCAAAAAGAAAGCGTCAGGAACAGTTTAAACAATATCTTTTCTTCAAAAATGGCGGCTGGAAAGCAGCAAGCTTGGGGAAAAGGGTTGTCCATGAAGAAGACTGCTGTTGACGCAGAACTGGAAAGTTTGGCGCGTGATGTTTCTATGATTTCTAAGAAAAGCCCTTTAAGGAACATTAGAATAAGCGAAGCAAATGAGAAAATCAGACAAAGCCAAGTTGGTGGTTATACGTCTAAATTTAGTGAGGCAACATTTATGTCCACTATTGTCGGCAGTGACTATGCTAGTGAAATACAATTGGCAAAAACTCCGGCAGAAGTTAAGGCTATTCGTGATCGTGCATCACAAGACAAGGCTTTATCTTCTGGGCAGTTTGAAAAAATAGTTTCGGCTACAAATTCAAGAGAAGCCCAAACTGAAGTAGAGCAATTTGAAAATATTGTTGGGGTACTTGCTGAAGCTTCAGATGAGGTTAACAAGTCAGACTTAGACACAGCTAGACAAAAAATTATGAACAATGAGCCGTTTACTATTGGCGGCACAACATATGCAACAGATGAAATGGGTCTTAGTGGGCCAAACAGAATCAAGTTAGCTAATGTGGTTGATACATTAGGTAAAGACAAATTTGATACTGTTGCAAATAATGCAATTTCCACATTAAGAAATTCTTTGTCACAAAATGAACCAGACGTTGTTTTAAGTGATGTATCAAATATGTATTCGCCGGATATGATGAAAAAAAACGGTGTTACTGCGGATGATGTTGATGGGTTTGTAATAGAGACAGCGCAGCAAGATATTGATGAAGTTGTCAGGGCTGTCACTTCTGGTGAAATAAAAGATATTCCAGCAGCAATGGAAAAAATCAACAAAGTTGAAGCACTACTTAATACAGATAGTAGTGGCAGAGGGGCATTAGTTGGCAGGGTCGGAACCATCGGTGACGATGCAGACACTATATTGAAGGCTGCTGCAAAAGCTAAAAAAGACATAAATACAGCCGTAGGCACATCAGCTAGTTTATCTACAGGTACAGCATATATGAGGGCTGGTCAGTGGCCTACTATTGATCAAAGCGGCTTTAAACCAAAGCAAGTGCAAGCCATGATATCGCAGTCATTTATTGGCAAAGATAAAAAGTCTATTCCTGTATCTCAACAATTAGCCTTGCTTGAACGTAACGATGTAGAATTTAAAATGTTTTCACAGTCTCTTGGACAAGGACGGTCTGTTGGATTGGCTGGTGCATTTTTAACAACAGAAAACCAAGGTGCGCCAGAAGGCATTAAAGGTGATACCGCACAGCAATCAGAAGGATTTAAGATTGTTGAGAAGAATTTACGCTTATATAAAGTTATGCAAAGGTATCCATCTGTATTAACAAGGCATACAACAGAAGATGACAGGGCATTTTATGATGCAGTTGATGATCGGCTAGGCTATGAGAGCCTTGAAACCGCTATCAATAATGTTGCTCAAGCTAACAGATTAGAAATAGACGTTAAGCCTAAGTACAAACAGGTTTCTGAAAAAGTAGATAAAATTAGCGGTGACGCTTCAGACGCTTCATGGCTTACAAGTTTGTTTACGGACAAGCCAACTAAAGTTATGAATACTGCCTATGTTCAGAGTGAATTGCAGAAACGTACAGAGCAAAGAATACGCCTTGGAACTGACCCAAAGATTGCGTTGGAATTAGCGGCAGAAGATATGAAGCGAACCCATGCTTTCATCCGTGGCACTTTTGTAAAGATGGGTGATCAAATGCCAAGCAACATACAACAGCTTTCTGACATGGCTGTAGATGATGCTTTGAGAGTGCATCCTTATCTTTCTGAAGAAGTAGAAAAAGATGAATTAAGCATCATTCAGTATGGAGACCCTAATTCTTGGGCATTAGTCGTTGGTGGAGCAAATCCGCTAGAAGATCGAGATGGGCGTGTAATAATTTACAACACAGACCAGCTAAACAATTTGTTTAATGCTGACTTTGACAAACAAAAGAACGAAAATATAAAAGAATTTAACAGAAAGAAAGAAAATAAAAAGCAAGCAATGTTGTCGTACTATGATTTTGCAACGCCGGAAGATAGTATGCTAATCCAATCAGGGCAAGGGATTTACGATGGCCCATCTCTGAGTGAGCATTTGTCTGAGTTAATTCCTGATGACTTTATGGAAGCGCAAATACCAGAGGATGACACAAGCAGTGTTCCAGCTATAGTACGGCAAAGCGGTATGTTTAGAATGCAATCTGGGGTCTCAAGAAGATTTGGCAGTGGTGGCAATAAATAATGGCGGTTATTTATAACAATCCAGGGAACATTCGGGCTGGTCAAGATTATGCTGGCGAATTAGATGACCAGTATAAAGCTTCTGACGGAAGTGGTTATGTTAAATTTGATAGCCCTGAGATGGGGTTAAGAGCGTTATTTATTGATTTGCGGTCAAAGATAAATGAATTTGACGGTGACATAGACAAAATCATTACTAAATACGCCCCACCATCCGATAAAAATCCTACTAATAAATACATTGAATTTGTTAAATCAAAGGTTGGCAAAAGCAAACTGTCAGAAAGTGACTTGCCAAAGCTTGTTTCTGCTGTTGTTCAATTTGAAAATAAGCCTGACGTTGCAAAAAAATACAACAATCCAAAGTTGTTAAAAGAGGCATTCCAATTATCTAAAACAAATATGCCAAAGCAGACAAGGCTTGCTGACGCAAAAAGAATTGTGGGACTTGATAAGACTAATCAAACAATTATTGAGCAAGCTGATGTTCAGCAAATCCCTGCTGAACCTGACGTAAGTACGCAGATAACAGACGAAGACCCAAAAATTATTGAGGAACCGCAGCAGGAAAAATTAACGCAGCAACAAGAATCCCCAATAAACATTATTAAAGAGCCGCAACAAACAGTTGCCAAGCAAACAGATGACGCGCCGAAAATTATTGAAGAACCCACACAAACTGTATCTGTTCCAGATCAAGAAAGTTTGCCTATTATAGAAAATAGGGTAGAGCCTAAACAGGCTACAGCCCAAGAAGATGCGCTGTCTATTATAGAAGATAGAAACACAAGTGCTATAGCTAATTTGGAAAAGAACGATCCTATTAGTATCATTGGTGAAAGACAGACAGATTTCCAAAAGCCAAAAAAAACAAAGCCAGAACCTAATATGCCGGTTTCAGATGGGTTGCCTACGCCTATGCCTATGCAACCAGCTAGAACACCATTCCAAGCAATACCAAGAGAAGTTACACGCTCCGCTGAAATTGATGCGTTGTATAAGCCTGATGTTTCATTTGGAGAAGCTACTGAAGCTGCCTTCAAAGAAGACAATATGATGTCATGGGTTTTTAGTGGTATGCCTGATTATGAGCCTGATTATGATTTTAGGCTAGATGGAGAACAGTACGATAAATTAACAAAAGATATACCTATTGATTACCATGACTTTCTTGATAATGCAGTTAGCTTAAAACACGCAGAAGCATTAAGAGAACGCACGCTTTCATCAATGGAAAACGAAAGCAAGTTAGCGTCTTATGGGTGGGGTGGCGTTGGGTTGCGTGTCGCGGCATCAATTTTAGACCCAGCGGCGATAGGTGCTTCTGTTCTGACAGAAGGTTATCTTGCGCCTATGATATGGGGAAGCAAAGCCACAAGGCTTGCTAGGGCTGTAAGAGGCGCGGCTGGCGGTGCTGTAACAAACTCAGCGATAGAAGCGTACTTGGTGTCTCAAAACGCAGTTAAAGACCCATATGACATACTTTATGGGTTTGCTGGTGGTTTAATACTTGGTGGTGGAATTGGTTTTGCTCTTGGCAAGAGCAACGATGAACTATTCCATAAAGCACTTGTTAAGATGGACAAAGACACAAAAACAGCACAAGCTGCGGATGTAACTCAATCATTGCAAGATAGATTTGGAGGTGGTGGCGCGGCTGGTGATCAAACAGCTATACCTAGCATAGCGTTTAGTTCGGTCGATACAGGCGTTGGTGCAGCAGTTAATCCAATGTCAGCACCTATTCAAATTCCTGACTTGCGTGTTGACCTTGAGGATTTGCTAGAAGAAGTAGGTGATCCACCAGCGGCATCGTGGGGCAAGTTACGCTTTGATATGACAGGCGCATTAAAATCGTCACCATTTTCTTTGGTTCGCAAAATGGGCAATATCCTTGGGGAAGATTCCGTTGGTTTCAACCGTGGCGGCGAGGTCATGGAAAGCACAGCAGATTTGTTAAAGACAAATGGCATGAAATCAACACTAGCAAAATATTATCAAGTATATGATGGTGCTTATAAAGATTGGGCTAAATCAAATAGCATTGGATATTTTAAATCCACTTGGGGAAGTTCACGGTCACAGTTTGGTGAGTTGGTGGCAGACGCTATTGAAACTCCAAATGCTGTCCATGACCCAAATGTGGTTCGTGCGGCACAACGCCAAGCTGAATTATTTAGAGACACATTGCGTAAAGCAAAAGATTCTGGTGTCAAAGGATTTGATGATATTCCAGAAGATTTAACTTATTTTACTCATCTTTGGGATAGCTATAAGTTTAGAGTTCAAAACA